TGTCTCGCGAGCAACTGGCTTGGGCAACCCAGTCACCATTGCTGACCGCGTGAACGTTGTTGCGGCACAGTTCAACCCATTCATTGACCCAGCGATCATCACGGTCGTTCGCACGAGCACCGGCAACAACATCCAGTTCCCACGAGTCACGGCTCTTGGAACCGCTGGATCGGTTGCTGAGGCTGGCACGATTGGCGAGTCGGACGGAACGCTCAGCGCCCTGTCCCTCACACCAGTCAAGTACGCAACGATCATTCAGGTGACGGAAGAGCTCAGCGAAGACGCTGCGTTTGACCTCAGCGCGATGATCGCCGAGAAGTGCGGCGCGGAAGTCGCAGTTGCTCACGGTGCCTTCGCTGGTACCGCTGTTGGCGCTGCCGCAAACGTTGGTGCAACTGGTTCGGGAACGGTCTCCGTCAACCCAACCTTCACTGACCTTGCGAAGCTCAAGGCATCCGTGAATCAGGCTTACCGACGCGCTCCAAAGGCGGGTTGGTTGATGAACGACACAACGCTCGGCGTTGTGACTGGTCTCGTTGACACGGCTGGACAGCCGATCTTCCGACCAGGTGATAGCAACGCTCCTGATCGACTCCTCGGAGCTCCGATCTACAGCGCAGCGCTTATTGACCTGACGGACGACACCGCAGGGGCGATCCTCTTCGGTGATCTTGGGCAGATCTACACCGCTCTCGTGGGCGGCGTGCGAGTTGAAGTTTCCCGCGAGTTCGCGTGGAACCTCGGCCTGATCTCCTACAAGGTAGAAGTGCGCGGCGCGACTGGTCTTGCTCAGGCAAGCGCAGTCAAGTCGTTCAAGTCAGCCAACGTTTCCTAATCAGTAGGCGACTAGGTTGAGCGGTGGGGTGTCGGGCTTCGGCTCGGCACCCCACTCGCATCAGGAGGGGAAATGAACATCTTGAAGAAGCTCAAGGAACTGGCTCGGCGGACGCCTCGTAAAATCAACGCAGAGGCATCTAGGAGCCACGTAGAGCGCGCTATTATCACGAGGTGGGGCAATACAGCCACTGTGACCAGAGAGCCGCTTAGAGAGCGGGAAAGAGGGACTGACGAGTGATCCAGCACCTAAGCAGCAGGCAGATGAGCGTGGGAACGGCGGCAGCGTCCGTCTGCGAGGGCTACGTCTCAGGCACTGAAATCCACTTACACGCGCTCGCCGGCAACTCTAAGGACGTGCTGATCGGCGCAAGCAACCTGACCCTGAACAATGGCTTTGTGCTACGCAAGGGTGAACACATCACAGTTCGGCTGATGGAACGACAGACGCTCTATGCTATCGCCGAGAACGATGGTCAAGTCCTGACCGTCCTTGCAGTCGGAGGCATCTGATGTCATACGCAACCCTCGCAGAGTTCAAGAGCGCCATCGGGATCGGCACTGCCGATACGACCGATGACGGCGCGTTGCAGTCGGTGCTCGATGCGACCGACGCACTGATTGACCTCTACACCGACCGCAAGCAAGGCTTCGGCACCGCGACGGAGACGCGGTACTACACGGCAGAGGAATACAAGTACGTGCTCGTGGACGACCTTGTGAGCATCTCATCACTTACGACCGACGACGATGGCAACGGAACCTACGAGACCACGTGGACCGTAAACACCGACTACAACCTCGCACCCGGCAACGCCGCACTTGACGGCTGGCCGTACAACGAGATTGACGTGTCGGTCACGTGGCCGCGCAACTTCCCACGCGACGTCTATCGCGGCGTCAAGGTGGTCGGCGTCTTCGGATGGCCGGCAGTGCCGAGCGCAGTGAAGCAAGCCGCAATCATTCAGGCTGGCGCAGTCTGGTCGAGCCGCACCTCGCCGTTCGGTGTCATCGGCAGCCAAGACCTCGGCGGCATCTTGCGACAGACACGCGCACTGCATCCCGAAGCGCAGGTCTTGCTGGAGGCGTACCGCAGGCGCGAAGGTCTGGCTCGGTGAGCTTCAACGACGCCACGATCATCGCAGGACTTGCCGCGCACCTGACGGCAATCTCCAAGCCATCCGGCTACACGCTCCGCACCGTCCACGCATTCCCACCAGACAACCTCGCGGTGGTCCCAGCTGCGGTCATCGTGCCAGGCGACGACACCATCAGCTACGGCGCAGCGAATCGCCAAGTCGTGCTGACGCTGAACGTGGTCATCTACATCCAGCCACAGGCAGACCTCGGCCGCAAGTACGCCGACCTGATGGTCTGGCGCACGTGGCTCAGGGACTCGCTCATTGACGGAGTGACGCTGAACAACACAGACGCCGTGGCGCAGGCAAGCGTGACCTCCACGAACATCGGCACCGACACGTGGGGTGACCAAGACTTCCTGACCATCTCTGCGACGGTCGAGGTCTCATCCGTGGAGGCGATCAGTGCCAGCGCATAAGCCTCTGACCTACCCGATCATCAGCCACATTGACGTGTGCTACATCCCTGGCTCGCTTCCACAAGGCGAGTTCGTGGGAGGTTTGCCTGTTGATGGGTCTACAATCAGCGCACCAGCCGTCCTCGCGGAAGCGTGGATTGCCGCAGGAATCGCTCAACGAGTAAGTGCCGCACCAGCGGCTGAAGACGACAAGGAGAACGAATAATGCCAGCCGCATCCGCAGGCAACGTCCTGTTCAGCAAACTCGTCGCCTTCAAGGAAGCGACGCCTGGAACCATCCCAACGCTGACTTCTGGCGGCCGCAAGCTGCTCGTCACGCCAACTGGCGTCATCTCCGAAGGCACGACGATTGAACTTGGCACCGAGCGATCCGTTGCACTTCGCAACCCGCTCATCGGCTCCACCGGCACAATCGTCTCCGTTGAGCCAACACTCAGCGCCACCGTTCCTGCGGTCAGCGTCGGTGAACTTCCGCTCTGGCTCTCAATGACACGAACGGACGCACCTTCAGGCACCGCTGCGCCATACGAGTGGGACTACGACTACTCGATGACGGCGGCGAACTCGCCAACCTCCTACTCGCTCGTCGCAACCGATGGTCAGCAGCAGTACGTTGCAAACTACTGCCTCGCTGAGTCAATCACGATTGCGGCAGACCGAAGCGGACTGACGAACCTGAGTGCGTCACTCTTCGCGCAGCAGATTGCCAAGAACAGCGCGACGCTTGCGGATGGCACGCCAACATCGCCGTTTATGTCAGGACGCCTCTGGAACGCCTTCCAGCACGGCAGCACCTTCCCAGGCACCGCTGACGGCACGGCATACGAATACCTGCTCGACTTCTCACTGGAGTTCAACGCAGGCATCACGCGCCAGGCGTACCTTGCAGGCACGACCGTGTTCAGCACACACGCTGAGAGCAACCCATTCAGCGGCACGCTGACGATGACGGTCTCCTCGACCGCTTCGGCAGTGAGCACGTGGTACGACGCATACAAGGCGGCAACACCGAAGGGCGTGCGCCTGAGCTGGAGCAACGGCACCTACAGCGCGCACATTATGGCGATGATCGTCCCAACCGAAGTGCAGCAGATGGCTGGCGCTGAAGATGGGCTGACCACGATGGCCGTGACTGGCACGCTGGTCTACGACACGGTGAGCGCGAAGAGCCTTCGCATCCTTGTGAACAGCGACTTGGCGGCGCTTCCGTAAGTTCAACCTAGTAGCAGAGAAGGAGGAGGCTAGATGAGCCAGAGCAAGCCACAGTTCCGCACCGTAGAGATCACCTTGTCCGCGCCGTTTGACGGCTGGACAGCCACGATGAAGGCAGAGGGCGTCCCTGCTCGCGTCTTTATCGAGCTGCAGAGCGGCAGCGCCGAGCGCGCACTGAACGCATTGCAGAAACTCGTGATCAAGCACAACTTCCTGACCGAAGATGGCGAGCCGGCGACAGAGGTGCTTGACGCACCGATGGACGCACTGAGCGATGCGATCAGCAAGTGGAGCGACGCGGTAGCAGCACTCCCCCCTCGATAAGGCTCGACGCCCAGCGGCTGGCGGCGGGTCGGACTCTCTCGCCGCATCCGCTGATCGCAGCGCACCTGATCGCCAAAGAGTTCCACATCCCACCACACGAGGTTTTAGAGTGGGAGGCGCAGGACTTCGCTCGTACACTTGCGCTGATGTCTGACCTTCAGCCAAAGGAGACGAATGGCCGCTAACTCGCTTGACCGACTGACGATCTCCTTCAATGTGGACTCGAACTACAAGGCATTGCAGCTCGGCTTCCTTGAAGGCGCGAACCCTGGCGCCTACAAGCGCCTCCTGAGCATTGCGACCCTAAACGCTGCTCGCACGATGGTGAGGCCGATGCGAGCCGAGGCTCCAGTCGGCAGGACCACAAAGTCGCCAGGACGCCTCCGCAAGTCGGTCACTGCACGCCGCGCTCGCTTCGGCACACCGGCTGCGGTTGTCGGTCCGAGGGCTGGACGCAGCCGAGATGGTGGAAGTGGTGGAGCGTGGTATCGCTGGTTCGTGACCTCTGGGATCAGCGGCGTGCGTCAGACTAAGAACGGACCGAAGGCAGTCAAGGCCGTTCCAGCCAATCCATTCGTGACGCGAGTCTCCAAGAACGCAGCGCACCAGAAGACTGCGATGGAAGCGATGGCGAAGACGGTAGAATCATTCTTCAACAACGACGCATTCCGCAGGACGATCCTGAAGTTCAAGCGAGGTAGATAAATGGCATTCGGGTCTGACCGTTCAGCGAACTTTGTAATCGCGGCGAAGGACGCTGCGACTAAGCCGATGGGCAACATCGGCAAGGCAATGGGGCGACTTCAAGGCGTCGCGGGTACTGCGTTCAGAGCGATTGGTGCAGCGGCGATTGCAGCCGGTGCAGCACTGGTCGCCTTCGCAGCCAGCGCGGTCAAGGCTGCGGCAGATGATGAGAAGCAGACGATCAGGCTGAACGCAGCTCTCCAAGCGCGCGGCTACCAGATGGATCAACTATCGCCAAAGATTGAGGACCAGATCAAGGCGATGGCCCGCCTCGGCTTTACCGACGATCAGGTGCGAGATGGACTAGAAATCGGAAGCCGATTCTTCAAAAATCAGGAGAACCTACTCAGGGCAAACGCCACTGCCGCCAACATTGCAGCAGCAACCGGCAAAGACCTCAGCACCGTGATGCTCGCTATCGGGCGAGGCGCGTTGGGAAGCACACGCGGTTTGATGCAACTCGGCATCCAGGTCGAGAAGGGCGCCAAGCTCAAGGACATCCTGCGAGCCGCCGATGAGAAGTATCTCGGCGTGGCTGAGGAGGTCGCCAACAGCACGAGCGGCAAGTTCGCCGCAGCGCAGATTCGCTTCAACGAGGCGATTGAGAACTTTGGGTACAAGCTGCTTCCAGTGGTCAATGAGGCACTGGCTTTCCTGACTGAGAAGGCTCTGCCTGCCTTTGAGCAACTGATGGAGGACCTCGGACCTATCTTCACGGACATCTTGGATAACTATGTGCGACCACTGTTTGATTCTTTCAGCGAGCTGTTCGCCATCTTTGACAGTGGAGAAGGCTCCATCAACGTCTTGACCATTGCACTGACGCCACTGAAGTTGGCACTTCAGGCGATCAAGTTTGTCATTGACGCGATCGTGGCTGGACTCAAGTTCATTGGCGTGGGCGGCGGACTCAAGACCCAGAAGCTTGACAGGGCTGCAGCCGGCGCAGGCTACAGCGGAGGCCCACGAGCGACAGGCACGCCGATGAGGGGCGGAGGCGGTGGTGGAGGCGGCGGCTCATCCTATCTGCAGGTCAATAACTCAATCACGCTAGGACGCGACGCCACCTCAAGCGTAAACACGCAACTGGGGCGAGCAGCAAAGGCGCGCGGATCAAAGCGGACTCCGTAAATGGCGACCGCACCATTCCAACTCTGG